CTATGAATGGTGATTCTATATCTTTAAGACACGTAAGACCAGATAGAATAGAAACGTCAGTTCCAAGAATACTACCACTAAACCCATTTACAACAACGAATGGATCTACAACAATATCTGTTAATGAACCAGATCATGGTAGATCTACAAGTGACAGAGTTAGATTTAGAAATGCAAATGTAGTTGGTGGAGTAGCGGCAGCAACAATAAATTTAGCTGCAGGATATATAATTACAAAAGTAGATAATGATAATTATACCTTTGCAACAAGCACAACATCTAGTATAACTGAAACAGGAGGAGGGGGCTCTGCATCAGCAGGACCTGTGACGGTAACAGCGTAATGAAAAAAATTTGGAATTGGATAAAAAATATTTTTAAACCTCAAAGGCAAGACATACCTGTTGTTTTACATGAAGAGGTAGAAAATGAATATACAAATAAAGATGGAAAACCTATTAAATGTGGAACACACAATAGATATAAAAAAAGTTGTCCTATTTGTAAAGAAATAGCAGGAGTAATATAATGGCTGGAATAAGTGCATCAGGATTAAAAACACAAATAAGAAGTTATACTGAAACAGATTCTAATGTCTTAACAGATGCTGTTTTAGAAAATATTATTTTAAATGCACAATATAGAATTTTTAGAGATGTGCCTATCGATGCAGATAGAAAACAACAACTAGGTAATTTAGTGGCTGGACAAGAATCTATTAACGCTCCAGCAGGATCATTATTTATAAGAGGTATACAAGTTTATGATACCGCAGGATCAGAAACTACAGGAGCTAATAGATGGTTAGAGAAAAAAGACTACACATACTTACAAGAGTATCAAGATGTAACAGGAACATCGGCTGCTCAAGGTCAACCTAAATATTATGCTATGTTTGGTGGAGGTACAGGAGAATCAGATACGACATCTGGACGTATAGCTTTTGCTCCAGTTCCTAATACAACATACAGATTTAGAGTTCATTTTAATAAAATGCCTGATCTTTTAGAGGGTGATGGCACTAACTACATTAGTATGAATTTTCCAAATGGGCTGTTATATTGCTGTCTATCAGAGGCATATGGATTTTTAAAAGGCCCAATAGATATGTTGACACTTTACGAAAATAAATATAAACAAGAGGTACAGAAGTTTGCTAACGAGCAAGTTGGTAGAAGACGAAGAGATGACTACACTGATGGCGCTGTTCGTATACCAGTAAACTCAGCAAACCCGTAGGAGAATAAGTTATGGCTATATCATCAGCAATATGTTCAAGCTTCAAACAAGAGCTTTTACAAGGTAAACACAGTTTTGAATCTTCAGGTGGACACACTTTTAAGATTGCACTATTTGATAGTGATGCAAGTTTAGGTGCTGCTACAACAGACTATTCAACTTCAGAGGAAATTACTAATACATCAGGTTCTGCATACACTGCAGGTGGAGCAACTCTTACAAACTCTGGTGTGTCTTTATCTTCAACAACAGCATTTACAGATTTTTCAGATGTCACTTATTCATCTGCATCTTTCACTGCAAATGGTGCATTAATTTACAATACAACAACAGATGGTGGTTCAAGCACAACTGATGCTGTTTGTGTAATTGCATTTGGCGGTGACAAAACAGCTAGTAATGGAACTTTTAAAATTGAGTTTCCAGCAGCAGACGCAAGTAACGCGATCATCAGATTAGCATAGGAGGCCGACCATGTCGGTATCTTCAGGATGGGGCCGGTTCACCTGGGGCCAAGCCAACTGGAATGAAGCCGTAACTTTAAAAACAGGTTGGGGCGCACAAGCTTGGAGTGATGGTGAATGGGGAGAACTTAAAGATGCTATCGCACTTCCAACAGGTTTATCTATTACATCTAGTGTTGGTTCAGTAGATGTACCTGATCAAATAATTACACCTACAAGTTTTGAAATAACATCATCACAAGGTGAAGCTTTTATTCCTGTCATGGTAGAGGGAATATCAGCAACATTCTCCATTGGTTCATTATCTGTAGTAGATATGCAGGTAGGATTAACTGGTCAATCTGCAACAAGTTCTATTGGATCTGTGTCTGTTAATGACATGACTATTGGTCTAACAGGCCAAGAGTTTACTGCAAGTCAAGGAACTGCAAAAGCGCCAAACGAAACAGCAATTGTTTCTGGTTTATCAATCACCTCTGCACAAGGAACCGCACAAGGTATATCTTCACAGGAAGCGACACTAACAGGTCAATCAATTAGTGCTAGCCTTGGTAGTGTTACAATACCAAACGATGTAGTTCAACCATCTGGATTAGAAGCAACATTTAGTCAAGGTTCAATTGTAGGATTAGGTGGTGCTGTTGCTCAACCAACAGGTCAATCAGCTACAGCATCTGTAGGATCTTTAACGATTGAAGAAGCATTAGGACTAACAGGTCAATCGTTTAGTGCTAGTGTTGGATCTATATCTTTAACAGATATTATTATTGGATTACCAAGCCAATCTATAACTACAAGTATTGGAACCGTAAATATATTTGCTTATGGCGATGTTGACACTGGTTCAAATACGTCATATAGTGATGTTTCAACGGGTTCGAATGACTCTTATTCGGATGTTGCATCTGGATCAAATACAAGTTATAGTGACGCTGCATAGGAGATAAAATATGGCATCAACATACACACCATTGGGTGTAGAACTTCAAGCAACTGGTGAAAACGCCGGTACATGGGGTACAAAGACTAATACAAATTTACAGCTTATAGAACAAATAACTGGTGGTTATATACAAAAGTCTATTGCTGGTGGTGCGCAAACTACGGCTCTAGCAGTAAATGATGGTTCTTTAAATGCAGAACTTGCTCACAGAATGATTGAGTTTACAGGCACCATTACAGGTAATCAAATAGTTACAATCCCTTTAGATGTTCAAACTTTTTATATTTTAAAAAATTCAACTTCAGGAGCATACACAGTCCAGTTTAAATATGCGTCTGGTTCAGGATCCACATTTACTTTTTCAGCAACAAATAAAAAAACTGCCATTGTTCAAGCAACAGCAGATGATTCAACAAATCCAAACATAGTAGAAATTCAAACAGGTGGAGATGTTGTAGACGATACATCACCACAATTAGGTGGTGACTTAGACACTAATAGTTTTAACATAGCATTTGATGATGCACATGGAATAAATGATGAGAATGGTAACGAACAAATAATATTTCAAACAACTAGTTCAGCAGTAAACCAGTTTGATATTACAAACGCTGCAACAGGTAATGCACCTAGTTTATCAGCAACTGGAGGAGATTCTAATATAGATGTAGCTATTGTTCCAAAAGGAACTGGTGAAACTAAAATTGGAACAGGAGCTGCAGCAGCAACTCTAACTTCAAGCGGTGCGTATGATTTAGTTTTAGATACTAATTCAGGAAGTAACTCTGGAACAATCACAATTACAGATGGTGCAAATGGAAATATTACAGCGACACCAAATGGAACAGGTCTTGTTGAAATTGGTGGTAATACTAACGCTGGGACTGTTCAATTAAATTGTGAATCTAACTCTCATGGTATTAAATTACAATCTCCTGCACACTCAGCAGGTCAATCTTATACTTTAATTTTTCCAACAGGTAATGTTACAGCAGATAGATTTTTAAAAGTAGCGTCAGTATCAGGATCAGGTGCAACAGGTGTTGGTCAGTTATCTTTTGCTGAAGTATCTGGTGGCACGTCATGGCAAGCTGTTAAAACTTCTGGTTTTACTGCAGTAGCAGGTGAAGGATATTTTTGTAATACAACATCAGGAGCTTTTACAGTAACTTTACCATCATCAGCAACACAAGGTGATGAAGTTTCAATCATAGATTACGCAGGTACTTTTGATAGTAACAATTTAACAGTAGGAAGAAACTCACACAATATTCAGGGTTCTGCAGCAGATTTAACAGTGTCAACCGAGAGAGCTGGTTTCACATTGGTTTACGTAGACTCTACTCAAGGTTGGCTATTAAGGGATAAATAATAATGGCTGGTTATAAAGAGATAAAAGGGTTTCAAGTTCAAACCCGTACAGAAGATCCAACTCCAACTGAAGTTCAAACTGGAGATTTTTATTATAACTCTGGGTCAGGACAATTTAGAGTAGTAACTGAAGGTGGAGCGCCTATTGGAACATGGTCGTCTGGTGGAAATACAAATTTAAAAAGAAGCACTTCAGCTGGAGCAGGAGTTAGTAGCAGTGCAGCTTTACTCATGTCAGGTTATGATGGATCAAACCCAACAAACGCTGTAGAACAATATAATGGATCAAGTTGGACAGAAGTTTCTGAGGTAAACACAGGAAGAAGTTATGTCAGAGGTTGTGGAACATATACCGCTGCTTTATGTACAGGTGGTTCTCCATCATCAGGGTCAGGTAATGAATTATGGAATGGATCAGGTTGGACAGAGGTTGGAGATTTGAGTAGACCTAATGGTAGATCTGATGGTGGTCAGTTTGGAACTACGGCAGCTGCACTAGCTTTTGGTGGAGAACCTAATTCAGCACTTACAGAAATATGGGATGGAACAAGCTGGACAGAAGTAAATGACTTAAATACAGCAAGATTTGCTGTGACTGGTTTTGGTACCACCACTGCAGGAGTAGCGGCAAATGGAAGAGAACCTAGCGTTTCTTCATCTGCTGAAGATTGGAATGGCACAAGTTGGACAGCAAGTGGAAATTTAAATACTGCTAGAGGTGATGCAAGAGCTTCTGGAGTAGGACCCGCAACCACTGGAATAATTTTTTCAGGATCTACTGGTAATCATACAAATACGGTAACAAACACAGAATCATATAATGGCTCAACGTGGTCAGAGGTCGCTGATTTATCATTAGCAAGATATAGAGGAATTGGAGCAGGAACAGCTTCTTCTGCATTAATGTCCACAGGAACTAATCCTGCTGTTAGTGGTATTAGAACAACAGCTACAGAAGAATGGTCAGCAGCAGAATTTCAAATTAAATCAGTGACACAGAGTTAATTATGATTTATAAACAAGAAAAAGGAGGAAGCAACTATGGCATATAAATACTGCACAGCGACTAACTGGGGAAAAAATTTCTTTACTCACGAAGAAAGAAAACATTTTTACCTAAGAGGTCATCCTGGCGAAGTATGGGTTGTAGGCGACAATCATTACGGTGATGCGTGGATCAGCAAAGTAGATGGTGCTATTAAGACTAAAGACGAAGCACAAGCTATTGTTACTGCTCAGATCGAAGCGGCGCAAACTGCTTGGGATGCATTATCGGATGAGGAAAAAGCTGAACCAGGTAATCTCAGACCAGTAGTATATAATCTTCCATAGTCTTAACCTATGGCTAATTATTCGGATATAAAAGGATTTACAGTTCAAACACTGTCAACGGACACTATTGCTAATCAACTAGCAGGTGGCTCGTGGGCAAGTGGTGGTGCTTTAAATACTGCTAGAGGACAACTTGGTGGTGCTGGAGTACAAACTGCAGCTTTAGGTTTTGGTGGAGACACTAATCCACCCTCTTCAGGTAGAGATAGGGCAGAAACTGAACAATACGATGGTTCATCATGGACAGAGGTTAATGATTTAAATACTGCTAGAAGAGCAATAGCAGGAGCAGGAGTTTACACTGCTGCTTTAGGAATCGCTGGTTATACAACTACATGGTTAAATAACGTAGAATCTTGGGATGGAACTAATTGGACAGAAATAGCAGAGGTAAATAAAGCTGCAAGCTACAGAGCTGGAATTGGAACTCAAACCAATGCCTTAGCAGTAGGTGGTTCGGCTCCGCCTTCAGGATATGTGGCACAAACTGAAGTTTGGAATGGATCAACTTGGACTGAAGTAAATGATCTAAATAGCGCTAGATATGGAGGAGCGGGAGCAGGAATTTACACGGATGCAGTTTTTTTTGGGGGTAGGATTTCTACTCCTGCGAGCACTGCAAATACAGAAACTTGGGATGGAACAAGTTGGACAGAGGTAAATAATTTAAACACTGCAAGAGAACATTTAGCTGGTAATGGTGATGCTAGCACTTCAGTATTAGCTTATGGTGGAGGTCCTTCAGGTGTAGCAAACACCGAGTCTTGGAATGGAACTTCATGGACAGAACAAAATGATTTAGGGACTGCTCGTACTATTTTAGCAGGAGCAGGCACATCAGCATCTTCTGCGTTAGCGTTTGGAGGTTATCCTAAAAAAAGTGAAACAGAAGAATTTACAGCACCTTCAGATTTTGTTCAACAAGTCGAAGGACAATTATTTTTTAATTCAACAGCAAACGCTTTTAAAGAAACGATAACAGATATACCACCGACAACATGGGCAAGCGGTGGTAATTTAAATACTGGCCGAAGTGATGCAAGTGGCGCTGGAATACAAACAGCTTCTTTAATTTTTTCTGGGTCTGTCTCAGGTAGTGGAACAGGTAAAACAGAACAATATAATGGTAGTTCTTGGACTGAAGTTAACGATTTAAACACATCAAGAGAAAATGGTGCAAATGGAAATGGTTTATCATATTCGGCTGCTCTGATGACTACTGGTAATGCCCCACCAGTTGTTGCTAATACAGAATCATGGAATGGATCTAGTTGGACTGAAGTAAATGATGTAAACACAGGGAGAACTAATTTAGCTTCCTCAGGCTCATCAACAAGTGCAATAGCTAGTGGAGGTAATGTTCCACCACATACCGCTGCTACAGAAATATGGGACGGATCAAGTTGGACAGAAACTACTGATTTAAATACTTCAAGATATGTTTGTGAAGGTGCGGGGCAAAGTTCTAGCTCGGCTTTAAACGTGGGAGGTTATACAAACACTCGTGTAGATAACGTTGAACAATGGGATGGATCTTCGTGGACTGAAATTGCAGAATTAAATACTACTAGATATAGCGTGGGAATAACTGTGGCTGCTCCAGTGAATAATGTATTAGTTTTTGGAGGTGAATCACCAAGTCCAACTCCTGGTGAAGTTCACACAGAATTTTGGAATGGAACTTCTTGGACAGAATTAAATAATTTATCACAAGCGAGATGGGGTATTACTGGTAGTGGTACAGGTGGTGCTAGCGCGCTAGCCACTGGTGGTAACCAAAGTCCATTAGCTGGAACAGAAGAATGGACAGCAAGTTTAGCTAACAAAACAATTACAGCGAGTTAATTATGGCAACGTATAAGGAAATAAAAGGCGTAACAATACAAACACTAGACAGCGATCCAGTCGTAAATGCAGGATCATGGGCAGCTGGTGGTAATTTAAATGATGCAAGATCAGAGCTAGGAGGAGTAGGAACTCAAACAGCTGCGTTATGTATTGGTGGTCAAACCCCACCTGAAACAGGTAACACTGAAACGTATGATGGTTCTAGTTGGACTGAAGTAAATAATTTAAACAATGCTAGAAGATTAACACAAGGAATGGGTACAGTTTATACTGCGGCTTTTGCTGTTGGTGGTTATCAACCTCCAGGTTATACAAATCAAGTAGAATCTTGGGATGGTTCTTCTTGGACTGAAACTACAGAAACAAATTCAAATAAAGGTGCTGGTGGTCAAGCAGGAACATCAACAGCAGGAATTGCTTTTGCTGGAGTGCCTCCTGCACCAATGGCAACTAATGAATATTGGAATGGATCTTCTTGGACTGAACTTAATGATCTTAATACAGGAAGAAGAAACTTAGGAAGTGCGGGAACAGCATACACAGCTGCTATAGCTTTTGGAGGAGAAGCTCCATCTATTTCGGCTGTAGCAGAAATTTTTGATGGCACAAGTTGGACTGAAGTCGGAGATATGAACACAGGTAGAGCAGAAATTGCAGCAGCAGGTACCTCTACAGCAGGATTAGCTGTTGGTGGAAATACTCCTTCTCCTAATACTGCACAGGTTGAAGCATGGGATGGTACAAGTTGGACTGAGGTAAATGATTTAGCAACTAGTAGAAGGTCGTTAAATTCACAATCATCTAATAGTAGCACATCAGCATTGACTTTCGGTGGTTATACTACAACATATGTTGCAAACACAGAAGAATTTTCTTTTCCACCTCCAACAGCATCTTTCTTAACAGAAGGTTTTGTATTTTTATCTGGAGGCACAACGTTAAAAGGTTTTGGAAAAGGCGCTGGAATACCTGCTGCAACATGGGCTAGTGGTGGTAATTTAAACACAGGTAGATATGGAGCTTATAGTTCAGGAACTCAAACAGCTGCTTTATGTGCTGGTGGAGATTTAGGACCATCTACAACTAATACTGAGGCGTATAACGGAAATTCTTGGACAGAATTAAATAATATGAATACGGCAAGATATTCTGCAGCTGATCACGGTATAGGAACTCAAACAGCTGCTTTAGCAGTTTCAGGTTATACTCCAGGTCCTAATACTAATGTCACTAATGTTGAATCTTGGGATGGCTCAAACTGGACAGAAGTTGGAGATGTAAACACAGGAAGAAGAGGTGGGGCTCCAGCAGGAATACAAACATCTGGATTATTTTTTGGAGGAACAGGAGGAAAAGCACTTACAGAATCATGGAATGGATCTGCGTGGACGGAAGTATCGGATTTAAGCACAGCAAGAGAAGAACTTGGAGGATGTGGATCATCTAATACGTCAGCTATTGCAATAAGTGGTTCAGAACCACCAGAAACAGCAAATGTTGAAACTTGGAATGGATCTAGTTGGACAGAAGTTGGAAATGTAAATAATCCAAGATCTGCACTTGCAGCTTCAGGAACAACAAGTGGAGCATTAGCTTTTGGTGGTGCACCTGGCACAAAAGCCAATACAGAATTTTGGAATGGATCTAGTTGGACAGAAGTAAATGATCTTAGCACCGCAAGAAATAGATTATCTGCATCAAAAACAAGTGGTGTAACTGCTTTAGCTTTTTCTGGAAGTCCAGGAGGAACTGCTGAAACAGCAACAGAAGAATTTACAGCAGATAATACTTTAGCTGATGTAAGTTTCGACTAGACTTGACCTTTTTATAGAAAGGTATATAAAGAATTTAGAAATGATAAAGGAGAAAATATGTCAAAAGAAAAACGTAATATAGCAACCAAGCTAGAAACAGAGTCAAAGTATTTAACAAACATCTTAGATAAAGATGATGTTAAAAGTTTTAAAAAATTAATACCCGAACTACAAGATACATGGATGAAAAAACAAATGTTTCGTACAGAAACAGAAATG